GGCCGCCCGCGGCCTCTACACGACGACCGAAAGCCTCCGAGAAAGCAAAGCATGAGCCCCGCAAAACTGCCCCCCACCCCCGCGACCGAGTTCCGCGCGCTGATCGAGCGCCACGGCTTGACCCAGGCCCAGGCCGCCGAGTGCGCGTGCGTGAGCCTGAAGACCGTCGAGTCTTGGCTCGCCCCGTTGCGCGCCGCGAACCATCGCACCATGCCCGGCCGCGCGCTGCGCCTGTTCGAGTTGAACCTCCCGGTATTCCTGAAGGGGCGCAAGTCGTGAACACGAAGAGGATCGGGACCGTTACCTACGTCCAAAAGCCAGAAGCCGAGCGCTCGTCGTGTGAAGGGTGCGTCGCCAGTGCCGCGAGCTCCGAAGGGCTTTGCGCGAGGCTCTCCGACTGCTTTGGCGAGGATGGAGGGCCCGGCCGGATCTGGGTCGTCCAGAAGCCGAGCCGCACCTTCGACGAAGCCCTCGCCGAGCTCTTGGCCGAGCGTGACGCCCTGAAGAAGCGCGTCGCCGAGGTCGAGTCGCACTCGGCCCACATTGCGGGCCTGTACGGGCGCCAGATTCAAGAGATCGCCCTCCTTCGCACCTTCTACGCCCGCCAAGACGCGACGAGCTGGGAAGCCGTTCGGCAGTTCGACGCCAAGGGGCCGGGATGATCAAAGCGAGCCGCCACCCGCAAGACCCGCGCGTCGTCGTGTTGACGTGCGAAGAGCGAGAGCCCTTGGCCGAGGCCCTGGGCATGCGTCCCCGCCGGTGCGCCCAGGGTTGGCGCCTGGCCGTCGACGAGTCCCGGCTCGCTTCGATCTCCGACCTGATCACCTGGCCGCCACGGAAGCCCCGACGCGGCCTTCTCGACCGAATCCTTCACCCCTGAAAGCCCTAGACCATGTGGATCAAAACAAACACCTCCTTCGTGTCGATCGTCCAGCATCGCGACGACCCCGACGTCTTGCTCGTGCGCGGGCGCTTCAAGGGTGACGCGGCCCGCTTCATGGGCTTGCCGGCGAGCGAAGAGATCGAGACGCCCTCGGCCGACTATCGCTTCCGGGTGATCGTGTCGCGCGAGCACGTCGGCCGCCGCCTGGCCGTCGCCCTGAAGGGCGTCGACTATCCGAACTTCAAGGACTCGATTCGCACGGCCTGGCGCAAGTCGGTGGCCTCGCGCATTTGGTCGATCCTCTTTCATGCCCAGGAAGAGCGCCTCGGCGGGAAGTCGCGCGGCGTGGCGGGGTTCTTCTGATGTTCGGCTTCGTGTCGAAGCGGAAGGCCGACGAGCTGGCCGTCGGCTGGATGCGCTTGCAAAGGGCGGTCGATCAGCGCGCGATTGACCAGGCCGTCGCCGATCTCAAAAAGGCTCTAGACGAGAAGAAGAAAGAGATCCAGGCCGAGCGCGAGGCCTTGACCGCACGCGCCGAGGCCGCCGAGGCCCGTTGCAAGGCATTGGAGCGGCGCCTCGACGGCTGGGTCCCGGCCGATCAGGCGTCGTCTATGCGCTGGCGCATCGCCGAGCTCGAATCCCAGGTCGACGAGATCCGAGCCGCGGCCGGGGTCTACAAACGCGAGCGCGACGATCTGCGCGAGCGCTTAGACGCGATCGCCCGCGAGGATGACGCCAAGGCGGTCGCGTTCTTCCGCCCAGGTCTGCCCGTTGGCTTTGAGCCAGTCGGCGAACCAGGCGATCGAATCCCCGACGAGATCCCGGTCGGTGGCCGGGTCGTAGGGTAGGGCCTCGGCGCCCCTCTCTCGCCGGTGCAACGCCGGCGACGCGGCCCCGTTGGGGTCTGCATAGCTCGGTTCGACCCACGTCACGGCCCCGGCCTCGTCGATCCAGACGAAAGCCGCGGGCCGTGCGCCTCCTTCTTCGAGGAAGACGACGGCCCCTTCCCAGGTTGCAGGGTCAGGGCTTCGCACGGTGTTTCGCCTTCGTGATGATCACCTCTTCGAGCTTGCGCCCGTCGGGCCAGGTTGAATAGCCGCGATCGCGCATCCATGCGATTGCTTGCTTGACCTCAGTCTCGGAGCTCAGAACGATCCGATCGAGGTCGTCGAAGATCGAAAGCCCGCCCTTGAAGATCGTCTCGTTCCCGCTTGAGTTCGTCACCCGGCGGAAGTCCTCGACCTTCTGGCCCAGGCGGTTCGCCTCGATATGGCCGGCGGTCGTTCGGCCGAATTGGTCGCTATCGTAGGTGATCGCATCCATGCGCCGCAAGACGCGCGCCTTCCAGTAGACCCCCGTCCCGTCTTGGTACTGGCGCCGCTTGATGCGGGTGAAGTGATAGTCGCCGCCGCCCGAGCTCAAGTCGGAAGAGACGGAAGAGCCCGCCAGGCGCACGCCGCGGCGAACTCGATCGGTCAGGCTCGCGAAGACCCCGCCGCCGTCGATTACAGCCTTGAGGCGGTCGAAGACGTCGCTCCCGGCGTCTGCCCCCAGGCCTTGCGGGTTGTGATAGACGACGAGATCCTTCCCGAGCTCGTCCAGCTCGCCGACGGTGAGGTCGGGCCGGTATTGGTAGGCCCGGCCGTGCCCGAAGGCCTGGCGCACGCCGTCGACCGTCTTCCAGCCTTCCGAGGCCTCGACGTCGACCCCGGTCGCCTTCTTCAAGAGCGCCAGCTTCCGGCCGATCGCCTCGGCCGTCTTGTCGGTGATCGCCTCGAACTCGGCGCGGAAGGCCGCACCAGGGCCGCGCAAGAGGGCCAGGCGGGCGAAGGCGTTCAAGTAGAGGTGCTGTCGGTCGAGCTCGCTTGCCCGCGTGCTCGTGATCCCGATCTCGTCGATCGCCGAGAAGATCCGCGTCGAGGCGTCGGCGCTCTTGCCGGCGGTGTCGATCTTCACGACGCCTTGCATGGCCCAGGCGTTGCCCTCGCCGTGCGGGAAGTAGACGACGCGCGTCCCGTCGGCGAGCCTGGCTTCGTATCGAACAGCCGTCCCGCTCACGCTTGCTTTGCCGCCGTCGAGGTTCGCGAAGCTGCGGTCGAAGCGCGCCGTCTCGAACTCGTAGGTCCCGTCGACCCGCTTCCACTCGACCCCAGGGGCCTCGCCTTCGGCCACCTTCAGCTTGTACGAAAACGAGTCGGGGATCGCCGAGGTGTTGAAGAGCTTCGGCAGGGTGAAGGCGGCCTTCCCGTCTTTGGCATCGGGCAAGACCTCCGCCAAGGTGCGCCGCCAGGCCGAGAGCTCGTCGAAGGCGTCGAGCAAGCCGTCGAGGTTGTCGACCAGGGCCGAGGCGTCGTTCAGTTGCTCGATCGCCGTGTCGGAGGCCTTGATAGCCGCCTCGATCTTCGAGACGACGGTCGCGTCGAGCGGGGAGCCGTTGGCGGCGCGGAAGTTGATCGACTTCACGGCCGCGAGGATGGCTTGCCTGGCCTCGGCGAGCCGCACGGTCGAGACGCCGCCGGCCGACTTGGCGATCGACGCGGCCAGCTTGGCGCCGGCCTCGGGCCGCAGCTTGAAGAAGCCGCGCGTAACGTCGGCCCCAGCCTTGTCCCGGTAGGCGTGGACAAGGACCATGTTGTCTTCGATCTGATCGGAGTCGGTCGCGAAGCCGTAGCCGTTCACGCGAGAGCGCTCGATCTCGTCTTGCTCGGCTTGAGTGACGCGGGCCGTCGTCTTTGGCGCCTCGTCGACCTTGACCGCCTCGCTCTTGGCGCGCGCTGCGGCGCCCGGGTATCGCTGGGCGAGGTCTTTCTTCCGAGCGATCAGGCGCGCGATCAGGGCGTCGCGCTCGCCCGCATCGGTCGGGCCGAAGAGCGCCACGGTCTTGCGGATCTCGTCGTCGCCGACCTTCAGCACGCGAACGACGCTTTCCTCGATCTGGCCCGCGGTCAGGCGGCCGAAGACGGCCTCGGCCTGGCGATTGAGCGAGGCGTCGCGAAGGCTCTCGATCTCGGTCACGCGGTCGCCGAAGGCTGCGCCCTTGAGCCCGCCTTGCGCCCGGTAGCGCAGGGCGCCGCCGGTGTCGACGCGGAAGGCCCGAGCGCCGCGCATCAAGAGGTTGTCATAGCCCAGGCCGACGACGTCCCAATTCGCGAGCCAGGCGTCGACCGCGAAGCCGTCGGCCGTGCCTGCAGCTTTCGCCAGGTCGGAGGCCGCCCCCTTGGTCAAGCCGTCGACGATCTTCGAGGCGATCGAGGTCTTCCCGTCGAGCTCGACGAGGTGCAGCTCGGGCACGTCGACGCCGGCGAGTTCGTACAGCTTGGCCGCGAGAACCTCGTTCCGAGCGACGTCGGCGCTCGCGGGTTGCTTGATGTACCAATTCGCGCCCGTCTCGGTGTCGACGTAGGTCCCGCCGGGGTTCGAGCCCTTTTGCTCGCCGATCTTGGTCAGCGTGGCCGCGTTCGGCCCCTTGCTCGCGACGAGCTTCGGCTCGGCCTTGGCCGCCGCTTCCGCCGCCGCCTTGGCCTTGGCCGCCTCGATCGCCGCCTTCTCGGCCTCGACCTTCTTCAAGAACGCCGCGGCGTCGCCCTCGGGCAAGCCGGCGAAGGTCTTCACGGCCGCCGGCGGGGGCGTCTTGCCTTCGAGAATCGCCTTCTTGTAGAGCGAGAGGTTTTGCGAGACGACTTGCTTCGCCTTCAGCTCGTCGGCGATCGCGTTCACCTTGTCGAGCTTCTGGGTCGGCGTGAGCTCGGGCCAGTCGGGCGCCTTCTTCGCCTGGGCGAGCGCCGAGATCTTGAACTTCGCTCCCTTGCCGGCCGCTTCCTTGCCCTGGGCGATCGCGTCGAGCTGGGCCTGTGCGGCGAATTGCTTCGCCTTCTCTTGGGCGATCGCCTTCGCACGCGCGAGAGCGGCCTCGCCTTGCGCCTGGGCGAGCGCCTGTTGCGCCTGCAGCGCTGCGGCCTGGGCCTCTTTGGTGAACGCCTGGGCCTTCGCCTCGACCTCGGCTTGCGCGTCGCGCATGCTCTTGGGGAGGTTTTGAACCTTCTCTTTGAGCGCCTCGTTCAATGTGTCTTTGTAGCTCGTCCCGGCGTTCTTCCAGAAGCCCGGGTCGATCCCGTTCGGGATGGTCAGCTCTTCGCCGGTGCGCGGGTTCGTCCAGTCGTAAGAGCCGTCCTTCGGCGGGTCGACGGCCACCTTCAGGCCGAGCGCGTCGACGTCGCTTTGCGTGAGCTGCACGACGCCGCATCGGCAGTTCCAGCCGTTCGGCGGGTAGTGCGTGCTCCACCAATGCGACGTGATCGGGAGAACAGTCCGATCCCATTTGGCATGGAGCGGCCGGGTCCGATCGTCGTCGATCGCGTCGTACATGAGGAAGGGCGCGACGTCGGCTTGCGCGAGGATCCCTTGCCAGGCCGCCGCGGCGTATGCCGTCTGCATGTTGGTGCGAAAGATCGTCTCAAGCCGCCAGGGAGTGCCCAGGCGAGCGCGCACGACCTGGCCGGTCTGCGGGTCGACGACGTCCTTCACGCCCCACCATCCGGCCTTCTGCAGCGTGGGCATGATCTCGTCGGCCCATTCCTTGAACGGGGTCCCGTTCGCGAGCGCCGAGTCGAGCGAGGCCCGCATCTGGCCCAGAAGGTCGACGTCCATCATCTTCGCCACGGTGAAGGCGTGATCGTGCGCCTCGCCCATCAAGTCGGCGTAAGAGAAGGTCGGCTTCAGCCCCTTCCGCGCGAAGTAGTCGATCGCCTTCTCGGGCTTGACGTCGAAGGCGCCGCCCGTCGGGACCTCGAAAAACTCGACGATCGAGCTCGGGTCGGCCGGGAGTTCCCGGGCCGCCGCGGCGAGCGCCTCTTCGAAGTCCTCGATCCGCTTGGCCTGCTCGACCAGGCGCACCAGGCCCAGGCGGTCGATCCGCATCGGTCAGGCCCGGCGCTGCGCGCGGAAGGCGCCCAAGAGGCGCGAGAAGAACGTCGCCCGTTCGAGTTTCTCGACCGCCTCGGGCGCGGGGCCTTGGGCGAGGATCTCGTCGATCCTGGCGCGCATCGTCTCGAAGTCCTCGGAGAACTCGGCCGCCTGCAAGGCCGCGCCGACCTGGCGGGCCATGATGGTTTCATACTGATCGGCGAACGCCTTCGCGGCCTCGGCAAGTGCTTGCTGATCGCCTCGGCGCGCAGCGCGAAGGGCCTGCAGCGCGGCGAGCTCGCCCTCGGCGAATTGGGCCGGGTCGGCATTGCCGGGGTTCTGTGCGCGAGAGCCGAAGCCAGGGGCGCCAGGCATCGCGCCGGGGGCCATCGCGGGGGCTTGCTTCTTCTCCCAGCCTTCCCCGTAGTGCTCGCGAACGTATTCCTCGGTCGGCTCGAAGCCGAGGGCGTAGATCTTCGAGTCGCGCTCGGCGCGGGCGGTCAGGTCTTCGGGGACCTCGGTCGCTCGGTAGACCTTCGGCGGATTGGCGCCGGGAAAGTTCCACTCGGTCCACCAGCGAACCGGGCCAGCATTGAACGAGCCGCACAAGAGATCGGCGTCGGCCTCGACGATCTTCTGGGCGACGCCGGCATGCACCTCGGCTTGCGACTTCGACGAGCCGTTATCGGTCGTCATGGTCTGCCCGACGATGATCTTCGAGATCGCCGCGTTCATCGCGTCATGCAAGCTCTGATAGTCGGCCGCGCCGCCTCGTGCGGCCTCCAAGAGCTCGACGCTCACGTTATCGGGCACGAGAACGCCCGCGTCGGTCGCGATCTGGCGGAGCATGTTCAAGGCCTGGCCGCGTAGCTTCGGGTCGCTCATGGAGCCCGGCGGGAGCTTTGCGAGCGACGTCGGCATGCCGAATTTCTCAAGGAAGATCAGCCAATACTTAATATCCGACCGCTTGAAGAAGACGGGCCAATAGAGCGAGTGCGCCAGGCCCAGGCCGAATGGCTCGTCGTGGTGATCGGCCCCCTGCGCGATCGTCCAGAACTTGCGCTCGGGCATCTGCACCCAGCCGGCGGCGCTTTCCCAGAGGAAGAGCTCGCCCTTCCGACCGAAGCGGAAGCGGCCACGATCGCGAACGACGATGCGGTCGAAGCTCACGCGCGAGCCGTTGGGCCGCCACATGATTTCGGCGACGCCCCAGCCGTAGAAGACAGAGAAGAGCTGCTTGTCTGTAATGTCGTCCCAGAGCAAGCGGCCGAGCTCTTCCTTCAGGGCGTCGGCCGCGGCCTTGTCGAGCGCGCTCGGGTTCTCGGGGTCGCCGCCAGGGACGACGGTCGTCTCGCAGCTCGTGAGCGCGAGCCGGCGCTGCCCCCAGGCCGCCGCGACTTGGTCGTCGCGCAAGAGCTCGCGATAGATCTTGAGGTTCCCGGCGCCCTTCGACGAGAGGATCTCGTCGGTCGGGCTCAAGACCTGGGTATATGGCGCGGCATTGCCCGACGGGCGACGGAGTTCGAGCGGGTCCTCGGGGGCCGCGAGCTCGCCCATGTTCGGCGCGACGGCCTTGTCTTCGTTCATCATCCTAGAACCCTTCCGTATCGTCGCCGCGCCCAATGCTTCCGAAGCCTTCGTCGAGGCTCTGATCGGCCAGAGCTTGCGCCGCCATCGTGCGGCCAATGCCGGCGCCGAACGATTCTATTCGGCCCGACCATGTTCGAACCCACTTCAGAAACTGCGTCACGCTGTCGACTTGGTCGTCGTTGGTCGTGAGCGGGAAGCCGAAGAACTCGCCCTCGAAGTCGGCCAGCCAATCGGACGAGATCGGGTTGCCGCGCACGTCGACGATCCCGCTCGCCTGGGGCAAGTGCATGAGCCCAGCCTCGACCATCGCCGAGACTTCGTTCGCCCGAAAGATCTTGTTTCCCTCAGGCTCGATCGCCACGATCGGGAGGCTTGTCTCATTGCGGAGGTCTTGGATCAGCGATTGCCCGCTCGACTTGTCCTCGATCAAGATCGCGACGGGTCGATCTCGCTCGGCGAACGAGACGACCTTCCGCTTCAAGGTAGGGTAATCGAGCCGCTCGCGGAAAACGCCCCGCAAAAAATAGCCGGGCACGTCTTGGCCCAGGTTCCAGAATGTGCCGACGGTCGGGTCGTTGATCTGCTCGGGCTTCTGGGCCGTGTCCCACGAGTGAACGACGATGTTCGCTTGCGGAGGGATGGCCGCGTAACGGTGGCGCGTCCAAGCCTCTTTGAAGATCCCGCCCTCGTCGGGCCGCGGGCGCTGCTGAAAGAGCGCCGCCCAGGTTCGCGCCTGGCGCCGGAAGGGGGCCCAATGACTGTCGTCGAACCATTCAGGCCACAGCATTTCGCCCAGCTTGCGCCCGAGCGGGTCGTCGCTGCGCTCGCACTCGGCCGGCAGGTTGACGACCTCCCAATCGCGGCCGTCTCGGCATCGGATCATGCCGCTTTGCCCGGCGTAATCCTTGGGCAAGAGCCGGCCGGCGAGGTCGTCTTCGTGCCATCGCGTTTGGATGATGCCCAGCCAGCCGCCGGGGATCAGGCGCGTCGAGAGGTCGTCGACGTAGGCGTCCCAGGTCTTATCCCGAATCGTCGGCGAGTCGGCTTGCTCGCGGCCCTTTATCGGGTCGTCGATCAGGGCGCCGTGCGCCCGGTTGCCGGTCAGGCCCGCCAAGAGGCCGGCGGCCAGGTACTCGCTCCCGTTCGTGAGGGCCCATTCGTTCGCCGCGGAGCTGTCCGAGCTCAAGGTCGCGCCGAAGAGCGACGAATACCCGGCCGACCGCACGATCTGGCGGGCCTTGCGGCCGTGCTTGCGCGCCAGGTCTGAGCCGTAGCTCGCGAGGATGATCTTCGTCCCCGGGTGCTTGCCCATGAAGTAGGTCGGCGCCACGACGGAAGCCATCGTCGACTTGGCCGAGCCCGGGGGCAGGAAGAGCATGAAGCGCCCATAGCGTCGCATCGCTGCGCGCTCGATCACGCGCAAGATCAAGAGGTGGTGCGAGGCGAGGCCCTGTTCGACCGGCTTGAAGAGCCAGGCCTCGGGATCGTCGTCGGCCGGCTTGCCGGGGATCTCGATCGCGTTCGCGTAGCCGATAAGGGAGTCGCGTCCCCGCCGGCGCCGCAAGAGCTCACGCGCTGCCGCTTGCGGCGATACGAGCGAGGTCATCGTCGGTCAGGTCTTCGGCTTTGTGGTGCGCGTGATGGATCGGCTTCGAGGGGTCCCCGCCCTCGATCTGGCGCCGGTTCGTGTAGGCCCCGCCGACCTCCTTCGCCGCTTGCTCGACGAGCTGGGCGACAAGGGCCTTGTTTCCTTGCGATTCGGCGTCGCGAGCGAGGCGCTCGATCACCCGCAGGCGAAAGGCTTGGTTCGCGATCGGAATGTCGTCGATCGTTTCCTTGAAGCGCTTGCGGGTGTCGTCGAAGAGCGCGCGGAGCTCCTTCGAGAGATCCCGCCCGGCCGCCTTGGTCGGGTCGTAGGTGGCGACTTGCTGGCGAGGGAGGTCGAGCCCGAACTCCTCCTTCACGGCCTTGACGACCTGGGTCGGGGTGTCCCAGCACGCGAGGGCTTGGACGATGTAACGCTTTACCTTGACGTCTAGGGCTGCCATGCCGAAATTGTATCGGAGGGTCAAAGTTATGCGCCGAACGCATAGATCTCAGAAGTCCCACGCCTCATTCCGAGGCGTCGCCCCAAGGCCGCGCAGGGCAGGCAAGACCTTCTCGCCCCAGCATCGGGGGCAACAGTCGAAAACCGTCTTATCGACGCGCCCGCCTTCCGGGTAGCTATAGCCCTCGTCGAACTCGATCTTTACTTCGGCTTTCTCGAAGCGCGTCGGGACGATCGTCTCGCCGCAGAAGTCGCAAGTCGTCTTGTCGACGACCTCTTCAGTCCTGGCCGGGATCTCGACCGTCTTCATGTGTCGCATTGCGTAGCCTTTCTGTGTTTCTTGGTTATGCGCCGAACGCATACGGTTCGAGCCCCGACGGCCAGAGCCCGCGGGCGACGATCGTCTTCGTCGTCTCTTGCGCCCAACAAAGCTCGACGACCCGGCGGGCCCCCTTGGCGAAGAGCGCACCTTGATCAAAGAGCGAGTGACAACACCGCACGCCTGGCCGGTCGGCGCAGAGCGGGAAGCACAAGCGATCGTCGGCCTTCGTCCCGGCCCCCTTCCCCGTGTTCGGGTGCGCCGCCTGGGAATGCCCAGCGATGCCGCATCGGATGCACGAGAGCGAGGCGACGGCCCGCCGGTAGGCCTCGGATCGCACGGGCTCGACCTTGGGCCGGGCGCGGGCCGTTTCGTCGACTCGGGGCGAGGCGCAGGGCCGGGCCAGCTTGTAGGCCGGCGCCGGCTTGCGCTCGATCTGGGGTCGCTTGAAGCCCGAGCGCTTCAAGGCTTGGCCCTCGTGTAGACCGTCCCCGAGCCGAACTCGACGACGTTCCCGCGGCCGTCGTCGACGGTGAAGAGCGCAGCTCGGAAGCTGCAGGCGCCCCAGTTGATCGAGTCGCGTTGATCGTCGCGCCAAGCCCAGACGCCATGCGCGCGAACGATCGCGCGCCTCTGGCGCTCTCTGGCATAGAACGCCGCCCTCTTTGCCTGGCGCCGGCTCACGGGAGCGGCCTCGTCGCGCGCTGGGCGCCTTCCGCCGAGATCTCGACGAGCGTCCCGCCCTTGATTGACGAGATCCGCTTCACATGCGCCAGGCCGTGCCGGGCCATCCAGTCGAGCACGCGCTCGGCGCGGAAGCGATAGACCCGTTCGACGCCGCTCACGACGCGGCGCTCGCACAAGAGCTCGCCACGGGGGAAGGTGCGCGGGACCCCGCCCTTCCGCATGACGAACGTCACCTCGGCCGGGCGGTCGGTTCCCTCGACGGCCTTCAGCGCTTCGGCGCAGGCGGCGACCATTTCGGCGGGGGTCATTGGGCGACCCCCTTCGTCGGCGCCCCTTCGCGCCAGGCTTCGCGGCAATACAAGACGCCGCCGCACAAGCCGCAGGCGCGGCCGGCCGGGGGATTCGGGCAACGCGCCGAGCGACGCGCGGGCACGGCCGCCAAGAGCGCGGCCTCGCGCTTGGCCTCGCGCTCGCGCCATCCCGGTTCGGTCAGGTCGCGGGCGAGGTCGCTTTGCTTTTTGGTCGTCATTGGGCGCCCTCCTTCATGGCGCCCCGCAAAAGGCGCGACGGCGGGTAGAACCCGACAAAGACGAGCACGCTTGAAGCCGGAATGGCGTCCTCGCCGCGCAAGCCGAAATGAACGAACCCAATCGCGGGGGCCATGACTGCCAAGCCGAGCCAAAAGGCGACCCACGAGAAGAGGAGGGCTTTCTTCATTTGCCGCCCCCGGTGCTGGCCTTGGGCAGTCTTGGAAAGTGCGCGCTTGCCACGATTGCGCGCCCGTTCTTGTCAAACGCTGCCGGGTAAACCTTGGCAATCTGGCGCAGTTCTTCGCGGGCCTGCGCTTGGATGCGCTTGAACTCTTCGGGCGTCATGGCTGGCCCCCGGTGCTGGCCTTGGGCTTCTCCGCCAGCTTCACGCCCCATGCTTCGGCGCAGGCGCGTTCGACTTTTCGCGGGATTGAGTCACCCGCAAAAGACAACCACATTCGAACCTGGAGCCCAAGCGCGTGGTTCATCTGCTCGTCCGTCAGCGGCTCGGCGGGTGCTGGCGTGGCGGCCATCAACGCGGTGGCAAGCTGCCGCACCAGCAGCGATGGGTGCTTGCTTGCATAGGTCGGCAGGTGCTTTTCCAAATGCTCGGTGATGGGCTCGGTCAGCGGCGCGGGTGCTGGCGTGGCGGCCAGGGCTGCGCGCCCTGCTTTCCAGCCTCGCGCCATATCTGCAACGCATCCGGCCGGGCGCTCGCGCTGCAACCAGGCCTCGAACTCTTGTTCGTTGCTCATGCTTGCCCCTTCGCGAGCTCTTCACCCGCCCGCTTGAGGTAGATCGCCAGGTCGAGGGCCTCTTCGTAGGCGTGGCGGATCCAGTCGGCCAGGGGGAGCGGGTTCTCTTCGACGGTCGTCCCGTACTTGGCGCGGCCGAGGGCCTGGCGCTCGGCAATGTCGGCGCAGACGCGGGCCTCGGTGCCGGTCGCGGCCTGGCGAGCCTTCCGCAGCTCGAAGCACGCCTCGGCGATCACGTCGTCGAGCACGGGAGGCGTCTCGGGCTCGTGGCCGTGCAGGGCGACGAAGAGATCGCGGGCGCGCTTGGCGCGGTCGGCGACCGGGCGGGCGGCGTCGGCTGCCTTCTGCTCTTCATGCCTCGCCATCGCAAACGCCAGGCGGTCGAGCGCGACGTTCCGAACCCTGGGCAAGTTCGAGCCGGTCGCCTCGCCCTTGATGCCGCTCGGCGTGTGCGTGGCGACGACGACGAAGGTGTTCTCGTGCGGAAGGAAGCCGACGCGGGCGCTTTGGTCGACCGTGATCTCGGCCGGGTTCAGCTTCGAGAGCGCGCTCAGGCCTTCGAGGGCCTCTGCGCTCGGCATTTGGGCGACCGAGTCGAGCGCGGCCGAGAAGTTGTCGTTCGGGTTCACTGGCGGGGGCCTTTCCAATCGGCGACCGGGATCTCGATCGCTTGGCAACGGGTCGCGCGGTTGGCGACGAACTCGGCGACTTGCACGGCCTCGCAGGCTTCGCGGGTCGGGTGCAGGCCGAGGGCTTCGGTCTTTGCCGGGTCGGCCGGCAGGGTGAGCAAGAGCCAGAGGGTTAGGGTCGGGCTCATGCTGCGGCCCCTTCGGCGATCTCTTGCTCGGTCGCGAGGCGGGCCGTGTAGGTCGCGGCCGACTGGCCGAAGGCTTGCGCGTTCTCGAAATACTCGGCGCGGGCGGCCTTGATCGCCGCGGCCCGGTCGCGCGCCTGCAGCGTGACGGTGTAGGGCTTATTGCTCCACGTCTCGACTTTCGGCGAGACGGCGACGGTGAAGAAGCGGGGGACGGTCATGGCGCGGCCTTTCAGGCGACGAGCTGGAAGAACGACACGGGGCCATAGCCGGGCATCGTGGCGAAGTGCTTGGTCATCAATCCGCGGGCGACGGCCTTCTCGGCGCAGCGGATTTCGCCCGCGGTCATGGCGAGGGAGTTCAGGCGGCCATTGTTCGATGCCTGGGCCTGGGCGATTACGGTGGCGATGCTCGTGGCGGTCATGTTGCGTTGCTCGGTTCGTGTTGCGATGGGGTGATTCTGTCCCCTACGCGGTAGGGCGAGAATCGGTGCAAACCCTAAGCCTTGCTCCGCTTGGCGACCTCGGCCGCGTACACCTCGACGGCCGCGAGAACCTCGGCGCCATCGCTGCAGAAGTGCGAGCCTTCGAGCGGGTCGTCGCCCGAGTCGAGAAAGTCGGGGTGCGTCACCCAATAGGCGCCGGCGCCCTCCTTCTCGATCTCGACGCCGCACGTCGCGGCGAGCTTCTTTGCCTTTTTCATGGCCGAGGCATTGCGGGCCCGCTCTTGGGCGCGAGCCTTGTCGGCGGCCTTCTGGGCGGCGCTCTTCTGGGCCGGGATCCAGAAGAGCGGGAGGAAGATCTTCGTCGTGCTCATTGGGCGCTCCCGGTGGCTGCGGCCAAGAACTCCAACTCAGCCAAGGCTGCGCGCATGGTCGAAGGGACAACGCTGCTACATCCCTTGCGGTGCGCTTCCTCGATCATTTCGATGGCACGGCGCAACTCAAAGGCGGCCAGCTTGACGGCGTTGCCGCTGTGCGAGGCGCTCTTGCTTGCTTCGGTCTTGGTCATTTGCATCCCCTCGGGGTTCGTTGGCATGGGTTGGATTCTGGCCCTACAGCGTAGGGCCGAGAATCGGGGGAAACCCTTAGACCGTGGCGACCAGCTCGAATCGGCGCCAAGCCGCCGAGCCCGTCCAGCCCCGGATTGGCTTCCCGCCCTCGCGCTCTTTTGACCAATAGACGCGAGCGCCGTCGACGTGCGACGCGACCAAGAGGCCGCCGGGGCTCTTGCGCGTCTCGCCACGAAGGATCGGCGCCGCCTTCTCGGCTCTCTTGACCTCGACGAGCGGCTTCCCGTGAACGCGCTCGATCAGCTCGGCCAGCCGGTCGGCGTCACGGGTCGCGAAGCGGGCGAGCTGCTCGGCGTGGAAGATCGCCTCTTTCAAGGCTTCGACGCGCTCCCAGGGCTTCGCGTCGGCCCATGCGACCCGGCGATATGCGCGGGCGTCAAAGTCCCAGCTTCCCCGAACGGTTTCGAGCGTGCGAGAACCGGCTCGGAACTCGGCGGCGGCGCGGGTTTCGGCCTCGGCCCTCTCGCGCAACCATGCGACCGTGCCGTCGGCCACGTCGCGAGCGATCTCGATCGGGGGATGGGTCAAGCCGTTGCAGGTGCCGGAAAACCAGGCGTAACCGTCGCCTTTCTTGACGGTGTAGCCGTGGTGGCTCATGCCGGCGCCATTGGTGGCCCAGAGGCCGGCGCAGCATTGGCAATGGCCGCGGAGTTGGATCGCTTTGGTCATGGTCGGCTTTCAGGCAGTGGCGCGGGCACGGGCCGCGGCGTAAAGCGGGTGATCGGCGAACAGCACGACGCGACCCTTCTCGAAGTAGTCGGTGCTCGTGTCGGTGTTGTTCGTGTAGACGTCGCCGAGGTCAGCGAACAGACGACCGAGGGCGCGGTCGTAGTCCTTCGCGTAGATCGTCACGCAGGCGCGGCCGTCGGTGCGGTTGTCGACCGAGTACCAAACGCGCGCCTTCGTGACGCCGTCGGTGACGTGGTGCTTGTTGAACTTGATCATTTTGCGGCCCTCGTTTGCGTTGCGATGGCCGCATTCTGTCCCTACGCTGTAGGGTTGCGAATCGGGGCAAACCCTTAGACGTCGGCCCAGGAGAAGCGGCGGCCGAGGCCGGCGATGTTCTTCAGGCCCTTCGCCCGCGCCGTCTCTTCCATCTGCAGGGCGCGCGCATAGAGCGCGGGTTGCTCGCGGCGAAGCCAAACGATCTCGTCCTTCTTGCTGGCCGGGCAGTGGAAGCACGCCGACTTGACGGGCACGGGCAGGCCGGCGGCGGCGATCTCTTGCTCGCAGCGGGCGCGATCCCATCCCCACTCAATCAGCGGGAAGCGGTTCGCGAAGCCGGGCGACTCTTTGCCCTCGGCCTTGTATTGCCGGCAGCTATCCCGGGGCCCGGCGTCGTACCCGATGCACGTCGTCACGCGCAGGCCCGCGGCCCATGCGTCGATCGCCGGTTGCCAAGCCTTGATGTATTTGTGCTGGGGGTCGCGCTTCCACACAAGCGAGCACTGATGCGCCCCGTAGGCGAGCGCCGGCAGGGTCCCCAGGCGAAGGCACGACTCCGAGAGCGACTTGTCGCCCGACTTCGGGCGGGGGTTCTTGACGACCGTCACTTGCGGGAAGCCGACGCGCTCAAGCCAAGCATTGATGACCGGCAAGTAGGCGTAAGTCTCGGGCTTCTCGTCGCCCGTGTCGGCGAAGAGGATCAGGTCGGGCCGCTCGCCGCGGGCCGCCATGCCGACGAGCATCGCGGTCGAGTCGACGCCCATCCCGTAGGCGACGACGAGGGGGGCGCGGGTGTTGGCGGTCATGGCTTGGCCTCAGGGTTCGGTTGATCAGGCAGAAATGCGGGCGATTTTTCCGTCCCAGGGCTTGACGAAGGTCGAGGCGCCCTCTCTTTGGTGCGCGCCATGCTCGGCGTCGAAGACCGCGATCGCGTCGTCGCCGTCGTTCGCGAGAACGATGTAATCCCGCGCGACGGGGTTCTTCCGGCCGACGCGAGGCTCGACGATGCGAAGCCAGAAGAGGGCCGGGGTCTTGGGTTGGTTCATTGCCTGCGTCGCGGCGGCGATGCGGGCGACGGTGGCGGCGACGGCGTTGTCGGCTTGGTGCATTTCGATCTCTCCGGGTTGCTTGATGCGATGGAGAGATTCTGTCCCTACGCTGTAGGGTGTCCAATAGGGAGAAACCCTAAGCCGTCACGCTTTCGCGAGGCACGTCCCGCAGGCGTGCGCGATCTTGGCGGGCTCCACGGTCGGGCCGCCGGCCGCGGCCATGACGAGGCGCGCGACGCCGCCGTCGAGGTCGCCGACCCCGTACCGGCGCACGACGTCGACGAACTCTTCGACGTCATGCCCTCGAAGCGCCAGCTTCGGCGCCCCTTCCTTGGTGAACTTCGGCGCCCCGAACTCGTCGGCCTCGTGGGCTATGTGGTGCAGCTCGTGCTCGACGAGCGCGCAGAAGTCGGCGTCGCTGCAGGTCCCGCAGTGGAAGCCGTCGAGGGTGATCAGGAACTCGGGGACCTCGCCGAACCAGGCCGAGAGCTGGCCGAGCGCGCGGGCCTTGGCCCAGGGGTTGCCCATGATTTGCACGCGCTCGGTCAGGCCGAGCACGCGCCGGCCCTGGCGCATGTAGCCATCGGAGGCCCAGAGCCAGCCGATCGAAGCGCCGCGCAAGTGAGCGTGCGCCGGGTTGAAGAGCGGGCCCGTCTCTTCGAGGATCGTCTCGCGCACCCATTCGGCCAGCTCGGGAGCGGGCGCGAAGCGGATCGAGAAGGCGACCTCGGCGAAGCTGGCCGGCGGAAGAGGCCGACTGATGCCAGGCGCGGGGGCCGCCTTCTTCTTCAATGCGAGCCGCCCTTCAGGAAGGCGATCACGGCCGGCAGGCCGCCCACACTCCAGACGAGCGCGATCACCAGGCCGAAGCGAAAGATCCACTTCGCGAAGGTGCCGATCACGCCCAGCGTAAAGCCGCCGGCCTCGCTGCGGGCGTAGTGTGCGAACGCGCCCCGAATCGCCTCCCAGGTTTTCGGATCGGCGAGCGCGTCTTGCAGTCCTTCGCGCACGGCGACGCGAATCGGGTCTTCAATGGCTGGCGCCTGGCTGTTTGGGAATTGGCTCGGAGTCTTTTCGCTCATGTGTAGCCCCATAGTCGACGAATGATGCGGCGACCATGCAAAGCACGACCCCGACGAATACGAAAGGGAAGCCGGTCAGCTCGTCGCAAAGCCCGAGAAGCGTCGCTTTGTGTGTCGGCACGTTCTCGATCCCGCGTGCGAGCCGGCAAGCTGCGACCTGAGTGTCTTCGACGAAGCCCCAGGCGCAGACAGACGCGACCGCCCACCATCGGCGCCCGCGAGGTGCGAGCCAGGCGACGACGACCCAGAGGATCGCCCCCTTCGCGCCTTGGCCGATGTAGAAAAGCGCGCGGTGCGCTTGCGCTGCGTCGGGCCACATTTGGGCCAGGAAGCCGAGCCCGTAATGGACGAGCGCGACCAGGCAGAGCAAGAGCGCCGCGAGCTGGTTCACTTCTTGGGAGGCGGGGGCGGGGGCAATTCCTCGCCAGGGCCGCCGCCCTGGGGCTTGACGCGGGCCTTCTCTTCGCCCGGCCCGCCACCCTGGGGGCGGATCGAGTCGTCGCGCTTCTTTCTGCGATCGAGGAAGAAGACGACCGCCGCCACGATCAGGGCGAAGATCAGGATAAAGACCCATTCGAATTTCATGGTCGAGGCTCGCTTGTGGTGATTGGGTTCAAGGCGCGATAGGCGCGCTGGCAGGTTTCGCCGGCGAGACGTGCGTCGTCAGCGTATCGAGCCAGCTCTTCGCGTCGTTCGCTGCACCGGCCGAGCAGGTCGGCGAGCACTGAAGCGGGGGGATCGGTTGCGTCGCCGCCAGGGGCAGGGGCGGGATTCTTGGCGCCGAGACTGGCGCGCAGGGCGGCGAGCTCGTCGCGCAGGCGGCGAGAAGCATCGCGAGCGCGATCGCGATCAGCGGCGACCGCAAGGGCTTGTGCGTGGGCATGGTTCAAGGCCTCCAAGTGTTCGCGGGCGATTCTCGCCTCTTCAGCGCGGGCCTTTGCTTCGGCCTTGCGTGCGGCCTCGGAGATCTCGGCCTTGTAGCTCTTCAGCGCGGCGACGGCCTTGGCCTCGTCGGCGCGGGCGTTGGCGACGCGGATCTCGCCCCAAACGCCCCAGGCGAGCGCCAGGGCCAGAAGGGCGGCGAGGATCTTCGAGAGGGGGTTCATGCGTCAAGCTCGGCGTATCGGGGCCGGCGCACGATCAGGATCTCGCGCACATACCGGCGATTGATGGCGAAGAAGCTCTCACCATAGCCCGAAGCCGCGACCTTGGCCTTCCGGCTCGTGTTCTCGACGTGCCCGAACCATCGGCCCGGGTCGCATCCTGGCGTCGCGCGGCAAACGATCCGATCGCTTGATAGGCCGCCCATCCCGCCGTTATAGCCAGCGAACGCGAAGGCGAGGCGGTCTTCGCTTGTCGCCGCCCCCGTCACCATGCGGAAATTCCTGAGATCCATCAAGACAAGGCCGCGAAGCTGAAGGGCGGGGTCGTAAAGGCGGTCGCTGTCCCACGACCAGCCCGCGAGCTGCTTGGGGTACTGCGCGCGCAGCTCGGCCAGCGCGTCGAACCGGCTCGTCTTGGTGATCTGCCCAAGGCCGACGCCTCGCTCGCGACTTGTCCGAAGCTCCGCCCGCGGAGACCAGCATCGCGAATGCTTCAGGGTGATGCACGTCTCTTTTTCGACCTGGGCGCCGAGGGCCGACTTCATGGGCATATCGGGCCAGTGTTGCGCGATCTCCGACTTCAGCGTCGGCATGTATCGCACGGCGTTGGCGGGCAACGTCTCGGCGCGCACGAGGCCGCCCATCAACAAAAGGCAAGCCGCCATGACGATACAAACGCCGAGGAAGACGAGCCCCTTCTCTTGGGATGCCTCGGCCAGCTTTCGAAGGTCGAGATACGGGAACAAGAGGCGGCGCAAGACGTGAGAGAGCGCGACCCCGTACAGCGAGAGCCCAGCGAACGCGAGCCAGGGGGCAAGCTCGGGGCGGTCGACAAAGCCGGCGATCGGCGCCGCAAGCCATAGGAGAAGCGTCGCGACCGCCAAGAGCGGAAGAACGCGAACGAGGTCGCGGCCGATCGGTCGGGTTGTCGGGATTGGCTTCATGGGAGGCGCTCGCGTGAGATCTTCGGCATTCTCACGTCGCGGCCGACTCTTTCGCGCCCGCAAAAACTAGCCCACGATCGCGAGCGCGGCCGAGGATGAAGGTCACGCTCTGGCGCGTAAGCCCGAACATCGCGCCGGCCGCGGCGTGGCTCATGCCCTGGCCGCCCTCTTCGACCGGGGTCACTGCGCGCACGATCTCGGCGTCTCGATAGCTCCGCAAGGCGTGCCGCTCAATCGGGAGCGAGAGCTTCTCGCCGCCGAAGGCCTTCACGAGCTTCTGAGCCGCCTCGAAGCCGATCGAGAGCGAGATCGGGTGCGCCTCGTCGATCTTCACGGGCACTTTGAGATCGTGGCCGCCCCACTTTCGCGCGATCGTGATCGCCGTCGGCATGCCGAGCTCGGCCGCGAGTTCTTCGAGGATTCGTTGCATGCGGGCCCCTAGTGTTGCTCCATGATTCTATTCAGTGGCTCGGGAATGCCGAGGAAGCGCGCGATCAGGCGCGCGGCCGAGATCCAGTCGTCGCACCATTCCGCGGCGTAGCCGGCGCGGGCCATGCGAGCGAGCCAGGCCGATTGCTGGGCCGTCGGCTTGTTCCCTGGCGCCTTGAGCTCAAGAAAGAGCCCGGCGCGGCCCTGGCGCTGCAGCGGAAGGATCAGGTCGGAGACGCCGGCCTTCACCCCCTCGGCCTTCATGCGCGCGGCCTCGCGCGGGTTGCGCTTCCCGCCATTGGGCACGGCGAAGAGGTAGTCGGCCACGGTCGAGCCTGGCTCGACGTCGGGGGCGGCCGGGATGCGTGTTCGGCATGCCCACTCGACTAGGGCGACTTGGTGCAGGCTTTCGACGTGCTTCATGGCCGGCGATTTTCGACCCAGGCCCGGCGCTTCGATACGACCGCCGGCTCGGCCGGCGCGTGCCACCCGCAGGCGCGGGGGTACACGATCGAGACGAACTCGCTCTTCGACTGCTTGGCGCATCGGCCGAAGCCCGAGCGGGCCAGGCCGGAGGGCGCACCGCGGAGATCGAAGCGCGAGCAAGTCAGGCATTGGACCGGCTCGGTCATTTCGGCGCCAGGCGCACGAGCACGAGCCCGGCGCCCTCTTGGATCTCGACCGTCTGCCCGCGCGTCTTGGCGACGTCGATCGGCCTCACTTCGGCCGCTCCGCCGGCCGCCGAGATCACGGCCGCGAGCAAGTCGACGAGCGTTTGCACGCGATCGCGCTCGCGTTCGAGAAGGATCTGCAGCGTTGCGACGTCGCGGGTCATGCGGTCAGGCTTTCGAAGAGGTCGAGGTTCTGGGGCCCCTTCACGGGCGCCGGCCGCGCCAGGAAGACGACGCGCCGGTTCTTGCGGGCCTTGCTCTTGGTCAGGCCGGCGCGCTGCGCGCACTTCGGCCCGATGGGCAGGCCCGCCAGGGTGCAGAAGGGCGCAGTCGGCCGCCCGCACAAGGCGCAGACGAGCCGGGTCACGCCTTGGGCCCTCGGCGATAGACCGCTTTCGGCGAGCCGTTCGAGCTGGCCGCGGCCTTGAACTTGCCGGGGATCCGCTCGATCAGGCCGCGGGCGCAGGCTTCGCGGGTGATATGGCCCCAGACGCGGCCGTCGACGTCGTCCGGGCGCGGAGCAATGATTTCGACGAAAGCGCGCACCTCTTCGATCGTGAACTCGGGCGCCGGCGGGACATAGAAACCAATCCTGTCGAGTGCGATCCCAATCCACCCGGCCGCGACGCGATCCGCCTTGCGCGCTGCGCGCTCGACGCCCAGGTCGGCGCGGGCGTTCGCGAGTTCGAGGTTTAGTTGCTGCATGCTTGCTCCCCGGCCGCGTCGAAGGCGGCCTTCATGGCGACGAGCTGGGCCGTCGTTACCGAGCGCTTCGCGCGCCCGTACTGCATGAGGCCGTCGAGCCAGCGGCCGAGATTGCGCCGAAGGATGTTTTCTCGATGCTCTTCGGTCGGCGGTTCGATCCGCTCGAACCCGGAGCCGCCGACGACGTAGCCGTCCTTTCTCCAAAATCGCCGGCGCCCGATCACGATTTGCGCCGGCGTCATTCGCTCGATCTTCTCGATCGAGGTCGAATCGCCGCGACCTGATGCGACCTCGTCGCCCGGCTTCAGGCTTGCGAGCCATTGCTCGCGAGTGCGTTGTGCTTGGCTCACTTGGCGGCCTCCTTCACCCAGACGATCGACTGCCGATCTTTGCGGTCCTCGCTGAAGCAAGACGGGAGAGCTCGGCAAAGCTCGGTCGTCTTCTTCCCTGGCGGCGTGAACCCCGCGCACCCGGCGCACGTTCCCGCCGGGCTCTTCTTCGCGACGTAGGTCGTCCCTTCGATTTCGTAGCGGTTCACTGGCCCGCCTCCTTCCGGCGCTCTTCGGCCTGGCGCGCTTTCTCCCAGGCCTGGCCGTCGGCGAGCTGGGTCGCGCCGACTTCGAGGCCGTCGGGGTCCTCGACGCCGTGCGCTTGCACGACGAGCGCCAGGATCGCGCCGAGGGCGATCGAGACGGGGATCCAGTGGAGCGCGCTCTCGCGCAGCGGGGGGCGTTGTCGTTTCATGCTTCGGGGTCTTCGGTTTGGGTTTCGGAAAGTTCGAGGCGCAGCGCATGACGCGCGGCGTTCAGGTTGGCGATCGGGATCCTGGCGCCGGCCTCATGCCTGGCGATCAGGTCGCGGGCCCATTGCTTCGGGTCGGCGTGCTCTTTCGGCCGCAAGGCCTCGGCGACGGCCGCGAACGCCTCCCGGGCTCGCTCCGGGTTCACGGGCGGCGCGGGCAGGGCCGGGGCCGGCTTGCGTGGCGCCTGGCGACACAAGGCCTTGAAGACGGTCACGTTCGGCGCGCGCTCGGGCAGGTGATCGAGGGCCCAGGCGAAGACCTCGGGCGCGTGGGCGAAGGCGCGGAGCTCTTCGACCCAATCGGCCTTTACGTCTTCGAGCGGGACCCCCTTCCACTGATCGAGGAAGGCCGAGCCGTAGCGGATCGCGAGCTTCTCGAAGAGGCGGTCGATTCCACGGCTCACGATTCACCCCCAAGCAAAAGAACTTGCGACGGCTCGGCGTCGATCACTTCGCCGCGAGCTGGGGCTCGGCCGGCGGCCTCTTCGAAGCGACGGCGAGCGGCCTCTTCGTCGGCCTCGCGGAAGCTCTTCGGCATGCGAACCGGGGCCGGGGCGCGGGCGGGGTTGCGTTGCTCTTTGAACTCCTGATCTTTGCGGAGCCAGTTCCGCCAGGTGGCGGGCCAATCGAGCATCGCCGTTTTGAATGTGTGGTCGCGGAACTTCTCGGTTGCCTTGTCCACGTCGACGAGCGGCGCGTTCTCAGCGGCCCATGCCCGAAGCTCGTCGGTGACGACGAAATCGGCGGGAGCTTTGCGCGACGCGCGCTTGCGTGCGTTCGCCCCATCCGGTTCCGGTTCTCGGTTATCGGTTCCGGTTCCGGTTCCGGTTCCGGGTAGATCTGTGCGCGCCTCGTCTGCAGTTGTATGCATTTGCATGCATGCGTCGGATGGCGCCGGGAACTTGCTAGCTTTTGCTCGCGGCACGTTGTCCCATTTCTGCATTTGCAGCACGGGCTTTCCGTCGGCCGTGTAGAGCGCGACGAGGCCGGCGCGATCGAGCTCGGCGAGCAAGGCCTCGCACTTGGCCGCGGTGATCGCCTCCTTCACGGGGAAGCAATGCGCCTTGACCATTGCCGGCCGAGCATCGGCTCGACCGAAGTCGTCGACCGTGACGAGCAAGCGATAGAAGAGGCACTCGGCGAGCGGCGAGAGCGCGTCGATCGCCTCGCTGTCGCGAATGCCTGGGCGGAGGTAGCGAGTCGGCATCTTCAGGCCGCCGCCTTTTCAGCCTGGCTCGCGTTCGCTTCGCAGAAGTCGAGGATCTCTTCGGGCTTGACGCGGTTGTCGCCGAGCCTGCAGAGCGGGCCGATCTTGTCGGCCGGCATGCGGCCCAGCTTGACCCAGCGCGAGAGGGTCGCGGGGTCGCTCTTCAATGCCTCGGAGGCCGGGCCTCGGCCGCCGGCGACGGCGATCGCCGTCTTGATGGGGTTTCGTTTGTGCTGCATGGGTTGCGCCTTTCGGTAGGTCGCGATCCTATTTGAAGTTGTTGCAATGTCGCAAGCGTTTGTGCCAGCATTTCGCCCATGAGTAGGGAAAACACTGAGGCGTGGGCGCGCGAACGCCGCTCTCTAGGTGTTTTCCCTCGAACCGCGCCTTCTGGCGCCTTTTTTTGCGCCCGCCGTGCGACTTTCTGTTGCATCGTAATTCGACACAAAGTAGCATGCGCCAGCGCGTCGGCAGAAGACCGGCGGCCAATCCGAGAGGTAAACCGAATGAATGCACTCACGACCCAGGCGCCCGGCGGCGCTCTGGCATTGCGCGAGGAAGAGCTTCTTCCCGTGCTGAAGTCTTCGCTCTACCCGGGCGCGAAGGATGAATCGATTAAGCTCGTGCTTGGCTACTGCAAGGCCGCGGGCCTCGACCCGATGCAGAAGCCCGTGCATATCGTGCCAATGCTCGTCAAGACCGGCGGCAAAGACGCGCGGGGCTACGACGCGAAGGAATGGCGCGACGTGATCATGCCCGGCGTCGGCCTGTACCGAACCCAGGCGGCGCGAACCGGCCTTCTCGCCGGGATCTCCGAGCCCGAGTTCGGGCCGATCGTGAAGGTCGGGGGCGTCGACGTGCCCGAATGGTGCCGCGTCACGGTGTATCGCCTCGTCGGCGGCGAGCCTCGCCCGTTCACGGCCTTGGAGTATTGGGCCGAGAACTACGCGACCAAGGGCCGCGACTCCGACGCGCCGAATGAAATGTGGGGCCGTCGCCGCCGCGGGCAGATTGCCAAATGCGCCGAGGCCCAGGCCTTGCGGAAGGCGTTCCCCGAGGTCGGGAGCATGCCGACGGCCGACGAGGTCGAGGGCCGCGAAGAGTTCGTCGCCGACGGCGTGACGGTGCAGACCCAGGCCTCGGCGCCCGCTCCCGCGTTCAAGGTCGAACGCAAGCCGAAGCCAAAGGCCGAGCCCGCCGAGCCCGCCGAGCGCGTCGAGCCCGTGCCCGAGCAAGGACCGAAAGACGAGGCGAGCCAGCCCGCACCAAAGCCCGCCCCAGCCCCGACCGAGGGCGGCGACGACCTGATCGGCGCCGGTGAAGTCGCGTATCTGCGGAAGAAGGCCGAGTCGCTGGGCCTCGACCTGGCGGCCGTGCTCGAAAGCATGGGCGGCCTTGTGCTCGAAAAGCTCACGAAGGCCGACTTCGCCCTCGTGAAGTCCAAACTCATGGCGGCCGGGCAATGATCGCGCGGATCCTCTTCGTGCTTTACCTGATCGCCGCAGTCTGCGCCTTCGCCTTGGCCGTCGGCCTATGGGCTCGCGGCGCCGACGCGGTCGCGTGGCAAGGCTGGGCCGTCGTGACGGGGCTATCGGTCGCGCGGGCGATTGCTTGGGGTGATCGAGCATGAGCGGCGTCTTCACTTTCGACGAGGCGGCGCACGAGTACCGTCTCGACGGCCGCAAGCTCCCGAGCGTGACGTCGATCATTCGCCCGATCGCTCCCGACTTCTCGGCGATCCCGCCGCACGTCTTGGAGCGGAAGCGCGCGATCGGCACGGCCGCTCACCTCGCATGCGAGCTCGACGACCTGGGCGAGCTTGACGAAGAGAGCCTCGACCCGATCCTCGTCGGCTATCTGCAGGCCTGGCGCGGGTTCAAAGATGCGACGGGCGCGATCGTGATCGCAAACGAGTGCCGGCTCTATCACCCCCGCTTGAACTACGCAGGCACGCTCGATCGCTTGCTTTCTATCGGCGGGAATTTGTGGCTCGTCGACCTGAAGACGAGCGCCGACCCGGTGCCGAGCTACGGGGTGCAGCTTGCGGCCTACGCCGAACTCTTGAAGTCGAGCGACGCCCAGCTCGTGCCACAAGAGCCGCGCCGCGCCTCCCTGCACTTGCGCGACGACGGAACCCACAAGCTGCACGAGTTCAAGAACCCGAACGACTGGCCCGCCTTCGTGGCGTGCCTCTCTCTGTATCAATGGAAGGAGTCGAACCAATGACGACCGAATCGCAAGCCATCCCGACCGAACTCAAGATCGCCGCCCCCGACGCCGCGGGCCTGGGAAAGTCGGCCGCCGCCGCCCTCGCAATGGTGAACGCCTTCGAGATCGTCGACGCGACGACCTACAACCTCGCGGCCGACGAGCTGAAGGAGATCAAGGGCCGCGCGACGAAGCTCGAAGAGCAGCGTAAGGCCTTGACCGCCCCGCTCGATGCCGTGAAGAAGGGGATCATGGACCTGTTTCGCGGGCCGCTCGACGTGCTCGGCCAGGCCGAGAGCGCGATCAAGCGGAAGATGCTCGACTACCAAGCCGCCGAGCAACGCAAGGCCGACGAGCAGCGCATCGCCGCCGAGAAGGCCGCGCAGGAAGAGCGCGATCGCTTGGAGGCCGAGGCGAAGGCTCTCGCCGAGCAAGGCCGCGCCGGCGAGGCCGCGATCAAGGAAACGGTCGCGACGATGATCGTCGCCGCCCCGGTCGCAGCGCCGGCAGTGCCGAAGGCCGAAGGTGTCAAGATCACGAAGACGATCGACTTCGAGGTCGTCGACACTCTCGCGCTGATCCAGCACGTCGCCAAAAACCCCGAGCTCGTCGCGCTGCTGGCCGTCGACTCGACCCGTCTCCGCGGTTATGTGCGCGGCCTGGGCATGGCGACGAGCCTCCCCGGCGTGCGCGTCTTCGAGAAGCAAGGCCTCTCGGCCGCGCGCCGCTGATCAATTGGCCTGGCGCCGCGGGAGGCGCGAAGCAAAGCCGGGAACCCGTATAAGCCGGCAGGCCCACCAATCCCCCACTCCACTACCAACAAAGCACCATGCAAAAAAGCTCGTTCGGTCTTCGCGGCATCGTCGCCGCCCTAGCAATCGCCGCAGGATCCGCCGGCGCCTTCCTTGACAAGCTCGCCGGCCCCGGCGAGCCGATCCGCCATCGCAAAGGCCCCGATCTCTCGTGGGCCGGGATCCGCCGCCGCAAGCCTTGGGGCGGTTCGGTGAAGCGTCACGCCCGCGCGATGGCGAAGGCCCGCCGCTCGAAAGGGGGCCGCGCATGATCCCGCGCCATGCCGTCGCCGGCGCCGGCGATCTCTTGCAGTCCGTGTGCCACCAGGCCGCCGCCCGCTCGGGTTGGTGGACGAACCTGAAGACCGGCGAAGACCTCACGATCGCGAACCCCGACGGCTCGCGTCGCTTCAACGTGGCCGAGAAGCTGTGCCTCATTCATTCGGAGATCTCCGAGGCAATGGAGGGCCAGCGCAAGGGCTTGCAAGACGACAAGCTGCCGCACCGAGCCATGATCGAAGTCGAGCTCGCCGATGCGGTTATCCGTTGCTTCGACCTGGCCGGCGCGATGGGCCTCGACCTCGGCGGCGCGATCGCCGAGAAGCTGGCGTTCAACGCCGCCCGCGCCGATCACAAACTCGAAAACCGTCGCCGAGCCGGCGGGAAGACCTTCTAAGGGGCCGCCATGAAACTTGCAGGATTGATCCGCCTCGGCCGCGATGCCGAGCTCCGTTACACGACCGGGGGCGACCCCGTCGTCGACATTGCCGCCGCTTGGAACTTCGGCCGCAGGGTCGACGGGAAGCGCCCGACCCAATGGGCGAAGCTGGCCCTCTGGGGCGAGCGTGGCGAGAAGCTCGCGGAGCACTTGAAGAAGGGGCGGCAATACTTCGTCGTCTGTGACGACGTGAACGTCGAAACCTACGACAAGCGCGACGGCGGGCAAGGCTTCAACCTCGTCGCCCGCGTCGAGTCGATCGAGTTTTGCGATCACCGAGACGAAGGCGGCGAGCGTCAAGAGCGCCAGGCCCCCGCCCCCGCGCCGCGCGCTGCAGCTCCGCGCCAGGCGCCCGCGCCGAAGCCGTCGTCGAGCGTCGACGATATGGACGACGACGTTCCCTTCCGAGGTGCCC